CCCATCTGCTGCATCTGGGACGCCGCGCCGGCTTCGGACATACCGAAGGGGGTCAGGACTTTGCCGTTACCTTTGAGCTGCTTTTCCAGTTCCTTTCTGGCTTCATCACGCTCATCTTCATCGTAATAACGCTCAAGTACGAAATCGACGATTTCCTTGTTGGTCATGTGCTTGGGAGCGTTTTCAATGACGCGCTTGGCTTTGTCTTCTTTGGACTCAAAAGGATTGAAGAAACCTTTGGAAAAAAGGTTATTAACATCAGATTGAAGTTTTTCGATTTCTTCTACAACTGATCCTAACATATTAATGAAAGGGTTAATAACGTAAGACTGCCAAATATTTGACATATCTTGACCTAACCTTGCCAAAGCACCTGCTGCTTCATCTCTGACTTTTAAGTAAGGTTTTGAAGCATCCTCTACCGCCTTGGAGCCGGACTTGATGATTGGAAGAAGTTCCTTGAACGAGTCGCCGAACATCTTCGTGCCGTAGTAAAGCAGCGTGGCTTCGTCCGTGCCGGCGGCGTATGCATCGGCCAATGCCATCATCGCCTTCTGATGGTTGAAGGTACCGTTGGCAACCTCGTCCATGCCGATTCCCATCTTGGCTAGGATGTTGGTCAGCTCTCCACCTTTGATTCGGACTTCTCCCATGCGGCGCGTGAACTCGGTGAACGATCCAGCGAGGGACTGAACGCTTACCCCGAAGGCCGAGGCGAATCCTTCCATGTTGCTTAATTGCTGAATAGAAAGACCAGTCTGAATTGATAGGCGACGGAGATTCTGGGCGTAGTCGGCCAATTCCTTGACTTTTCGAATAACACCGCTGATTGCTGCTCCGAAGGCGCCGACGAAAGCACCGATTACTCCACCGATAGGGCCACCGAGAAGACTGCCGATGCCCATGCCAGAACTTAGTTGTCCGGCAGCGGCGTTAAAAGGATTCTTACCCGCCTGGACAGAACCAGCAAGAGCGCCGAGTTTCTTACCCGCGCCGGCAAGACCCTTCTCCAGCTCGCTCTGGTCTAGTCCGATTGTTAGATCAAGGTTTGCCATCGGTTTCAGGGTAGGTTGTTCGCCTTTTTGTAGGCTTCAATACGGGCGTCGAAATTCTCTAAATCTTTTTCTTCCTCGGTGGATAGGATTTCCAACTTGGCCCCGTTGTAAATCGCGCTCGCTACGGACATCCAGACGGCCTCGCCTTCCGGCATCGTCCATGCTTCCTCCAGGCTGACTCCATTACGGCAAAGGTTAGAAACGCAGGACAGGGGGAAGGGGATTGCTTCATACTTCTTAACGCCCTCCTTCTCCTCCTTTTTCCAGAACTTAGGGTATGAAAGGGTCAATTTGATGCAGCCGAGAATCGTACCCACGCAGCGCGAGTAGTACTTCTTGCTGATCGCCATCCGGGCGATGTATAGTTTTTCGATAAAGGACAGAGGACGGGCCATCTCCTCCTTGTCGTAGGTCGACAGAATCCGCGCCGCCATGACGACCTGAACCGGGTTAAACTGGTACTTTTCCGGGTCGAGAAACGGAGACTCAATGGCCTCCAGCGCGATTCGGTGACGCAGGCAGAAAGGGCGAAGCGTCCTGCCGCACACCTTGTTTTGGTGGGGCAGGACGGTCGTAGCCTGTAGGTATCGAGCATCCATCGTGGATGCCGCCCTATTAGGCGATCTGCGAGTACTTAACGCCCTTTACGGTGACCTTGCGGAAGTCCTTGTTCGTACCCTTGTCTTCAAGGGACTTCAGAATCCATTGAATACCGAGGTAGGTGAACTGGGTGCCGATTTCCGGGGTCGTTCCGTCCTTGAGGACACCCTCAAGGGTGATTTCCTGATAGATATCGTCCAGGCGGTCGGTGATGACACGGCCTTCTTCGTCCATGACTTCGACGTCAATCTTGAAGCTCTGGGAGAGAGAGTCGGACTGGAGGGTCGCATAGGTGACCGTGCCATAGAGTCCGTAAAAGTGTGCTACGCCGTAATCGATTGCCATAGTCGTATGGGTTTAGCCAAGTGTCAAGGGGACGGGGGCATGACGCCCCAGACGGTATATTCCAGCACGTTGCCGTAGCGTCGCTGGCTCATGCCTTCCTCGTCGTTCTCAATCCACAGGTCGTACAACTGGCCGTCCGTGGAGGGGTTCCAGAGGGCTTGCAGGGCCGGAACGTCGCGCATGGCTCCGATGACCTCCACGACCCTAGCGCGGTGGGTTTCCAGCGTCTCGTCGTCGGCGGACGAGTAGATGTAGAGTTTCAGGGTCGCCTTGTAGTTGCCGAGGGTCTGGGAGCCGAGGTCGTCGATGTTGCTGCTGGACTCGGCGTGGGCGATGATGATCGGGATGACCCGGATGTCGTCGGTCACGCCCTTATGCACGGCGACGCCTGGGAACAGAGGTGCGAGGTAATCGGCCACCCTCGTTTCGAGGACGGTACGGAAACTGAAGAAAGGAGGGGTGGGCATCAGGGTGTATTGGTTAAATTGAAGCCCTTCAGGCGGTTGATTACATCTATCAACTTACCGTGGTTGCGCGGGGCTTGCAAATGCTTGAGGATGGCCACCCGCATCGCAAAGGCGCGGTGGTTCATGGCCATACGCATGAAGTGGTAGCCTTGGCTGTAGTTACGGCCTACGGTTGAGCCGAGCTTGATGGTAGGGTGGGCGGTGCCAAGGCGCGGAACATAAATAGAGGTACCTGCACCTTGGTTCATAACCCAGGCGGAGGTTGGCATCCTGCCGAGTTTTAGGCCGGCGTAATACCAGCCAGACTTGAGTTTACCGACGCGCTGCTGCACACGCTTGATGTAGGACTCAACAGGCTTCCAATCGTCAACATAGAACTTCTCGGAATCACGCATCTTTGAAACCTTGTAAGAAGGCTTACCACGCAGGCTTTCATGGATATTTTTAATCCTACCTTCAGTAGTTCCAAGAAGGAACTTGGCGTTAGATGCGGCCTTATTGCCCATGATCCTGATAAAATAATCAAGTTCACCTTGGCCGATGATACCACCTCGGTCTTTGATCATCTGGAAGATATACCCCGGGTCAGATACCTGCGGAAGTTTCATCTTGGCCCTAGCCCAAGCCGAGAATACGCCGATATGATTACGCGCTGCAACAGAAGCGGCGGAAGCGAAGTGCAGGGGGGCGAAAATCTTACGGACGTCACGGCTGACGGCGTCCCTTCCCTTATTACGAGCTTTGTTGCCAAAACCTCCATCGCCTCCCTTGGTGATAGAGGGCTGGGAGCCGGAGAAAGGCGGCGTAAAATCGCACATATCTTTGGCGAACAACCGCGCCTGCTGTTTAACGATTTGCTCGGAAGTCTTACGCATGACCAAGGCATAAATGGCCAGATGCTTCGCCATCTGCGTGTAATCCACCTTAATTCCCTTGGCGACTGTGACCACTTGGGCCATTACTGAACCTTGGTCTGGACTTTGACGATGACCCAGGCGGAGGGGGTGCGGTCGGTCACGGTCATAATGCGGAACTCCTGACCCCCATAGGCCACCACGTTCCCGAAGGCGATCAGCCCCGGATTGGCGGCGGCGTCCGTCCGCAGGAACTTCATGTCGAACGAGGTCTGGTTCATAAAGCCCCCCGTTTCCAAGTCCTGCATGATAGCCGGCTGCGACATCAGCGCGTTTAAGGCTACTGGCGTCCCGCCTGGGACGTTTTTAACGGTCACGGCCTTAGGGATCTCGGAAAGGATTTCCGAGGCGTCTACAGCCCATTCGTCCGTGATTCCCGACATGGGTTTAGCCCATTGTCAAAATAAGAAACCCTCCCCCCGTGGCGCGGGGAGAGGGCTTCGCATTGTCGCTTTGGGGGATTTTAAACTCCCCCGAAACTTACGAGGTGAAGGCGATGCGCTGGAGGGCGTTCGGGTTACCGACCGCAGAACCAACGAGCCAGAGGGCAGACATATTGTGCTTACCGGCCTGCCAGTTGTACCAGTAGCGGAGAGCGAAGGAGAACTTGCTGTCCGGATCCTGAACGACCATCTGTTCGCCACCGCCGGTGGTCGGGGTAGCAGGAACACGGGTCACGATGACGAGACCTTCCTTGCAGGAGGCCACACCGTTGAGACCTTCGGTGAAGGG